CATTTAGTTAGTGAAGAAGCTTACAAACAAATTAACGGTGATAAGATTCTTAGGGCTCATAAGAAAAAACTTAAAGTTAAATTTGAGCACGTAGTACCTAGTAAAGTTATATTTGACCATTTATTAGAGTTAAAAAATGGTGAGAATTACACATTACCAAAGTTGGTTGAATTATTAGATTTAACAGATATAGTGACCATTATTACTAAGGAAGAAAACGAATTATTGGATAAAAAAGATTCTAATGAATGTCTTAGGTCAAAAATGGGTGGTGAAAATATCATTAGTGAAGAAACACTTTTTTCTAGGTATGATAAAGTAGGTATTAAAATATTAAAAGATAGTGATGAATTAGATGGTTACCACAAGATTAATATGAGTGGTGCTATATACAGGTAAATAATTAAATTTTAAATATATGTCAAAAGAAAGTAAAGGAGTTTATTGTATCATAAAAGAATTGGTACTAAAAAATGGTAAAACACAAAGTGTGATTCTATTAGATGGTGGTTCAGAAATACTTGAATATACAGATAAAAGTGAGGCTGAAAATATCGCTAGTATTTTTGAGACCAATTCGGATAGTGGGTACAAGTATTATGTTAGAAAAATTAAATAATTATGGAATCATTGATATTCGTATTAGATGGTAGGTTTGACATCATAGATGAGGTTAAACAACAATTAATAGTTAAGGAGTTAGATGACACTTATGTTGGTCACCTTAAATCGCAAGTATTTTCAGATGGTGAAATTAATGTAGAGTTTACTAGTAGTGTTAGGGGTAAGAGAGTGTATTTACTTTGTTCATCAAATTCATCCGACTTAATTATGACATTAAACATAGCGATTGATGCGGCTAAGAGAGCTGCCGCAGCTGAAATAATCCCAATCCTACCCTATTACCCGTATGCTAGGCAAGATAAGAAAGACCAACCAAGGGGTCCAATAGGTGCTAAGGTTATAGCTGAAATGCTTGAGAATCGTGGTGCATCCCATGTAATCACATTTGATTTACATGCTGACCAAATCCAGGGGTTCTTCGATATCCCAGTAACTCATATGGAAGGTAAATTTCTATTTGATAGGTGGGTTGCTCATTTATATAAGCAAGAACATGGTGAGAGTATGGTGTTATGTTCACCAGATGCTGGTGGTACAAAGAGGGTTAAGTCTGTAAGAGACAGGGTACGTGATAAATATGATATTGATTTACCAATCATCATGATTGATAAAACTAGGAAGAAAGCCAACGAGATTGATGACATGGTTGTTATTGGTGAGGTTAAGGGTAAATATATTGTTATCATTGATGATATGTGTGATACTGCTGGTACACTTTGTAAGGCGGCTGACACGCTTGTTGAGATGGGAGCTTTAGGTGTCACAGCTATTGTAACGCATGGTATCTTTTCTGGACCAGCTTATGATAGGATAGGTTTATCTAAGCTTGATAAAGTAGTGTGTTCTGATTCATTACAATTGAGGAACCCTAACCCATATGACGATATGAGTTGTCTTGGTTATGATAAAATAGAAGTTGTCACAACTGCGAATCAAATAGTTAACGCTATGAAAGCCATCAATCAGAATGTTAGTGTTGAAGATTTAAAAAGAGGATAATGAAAGATAAGTTTTTAAGAGATTTACCAGCTATTAAGAGATTAGTAATGGAATGGGTGAAACATAATAATTTAATCATTGCTTATGACTATGATAATACGGTGTTTGATTATCATAATGAGGGTCTTGAATTCAATAGTATGAAGAATTTATTGAATAGATGTAAGGAAGTTGGGGCCACCTTTGTAGTTTATTCGTGTTCACCACAAGATAGACATGAAGAGATGAAGACTTATTTATCAGAGAATGAGTTTCCTTGTGATTATATTAATGAGAGTCCTATTAAACTTTTTGATGATGGTACTGGAAAGATATTTTACAATATCTTATTAGATGATAGAGCTGGGCTTAGAAGTGCTTATGACATACTTGATGAGGTGTGTTCGGTTATGGAAAGTAAACCAGGTAATATGGTTGAAGCTTGTCATATATTAAGTGAAAGATTTTCCTTAAAGATACAATGCTAGATGAAGAAAAAGTTATAAATGGTTGTAAATTAAATATAGAAGAACATCAGAATACAATCTATCAAAAATTTTACCCATTAGCTTATAAGTACTGTATGCGTTATGGTTCCTCAATGGAAGATGGTTATGATTTAATACAAGAAGTCTTTATTAAGTTATTTGATAACATTAATAAATTTAATGGGAAAACATTTAATGAGTTTGGTTCATGGTTTAAAAAGCTTATTATTAACTACTGTATAGATGTACATAGGAAAAATAAGATGAGTTTTGTGGATGACGATTCTAGTTTCAATGTTATAGGATTAGATGAAGGTATAGAGCCAAAATATTCCACGGAAGAAATACTTAAAGCAATTGATAAGTTAAGCCCTAGATATAAAACAATATTTAATTTACATATAATGGATGGTTATACACATGAAGAAATATCGAATATGTTAGGTATAACTTCAAATTCATCAAAATCAATTTTATACAAGGCTAAGAATAAACTTAGAAAATATCTTGGTGATAGTTGATTTATAAAAATAAAAGGGATATATTTGGTAAATAATAACAAATTTTTATAAAAAAGTTTTATGAAGTTTAAAAACATGACCGATGATGAGAAAAAATACTTTGCTGAAGTATACAAGAATAAAAAATTATCTTGGGATGAGAGAATGCAAGTATTGATGAAATTCACGGGTAAATCAGAACGTACTGTTAGAAAATGGGCTTCTGAGAAATTAAATTTAAGTGAGAAGGAAGAACCTGTTTCACAAGAATACGAAGAAGCTAAACAAAGAGTTTTCAATGCTAAGAAAAAAAGGTTCATTATTACATGGGCTCAAAATAACACACCAGTACATGAGAAGTTTTTTCACAATCTAGTTGAGTACTCGAAACATATTAAAGCAGATATTCATGTAATTGCTGGTAGGTATAAAAACCCAACGTCTATTTGGACTATGGGTCAACAAGAGGAAGAGAAATGGTCACCAATTGTATTACCATACTTAGATGCTGGTAGACATGACATACACAAGTATGTTTCTATTATGTCGGATGTTAAGATACACCCAACAGCACATAACCCAATGAGTGGTATGGAGGCTATGTCTGGTGAAAATTCTTGTATCTTCGGACACCCAAAGATGCAAATGCAAATGATACCAGTGTTGGAAGATGCCAAACCAAAGATGATGCTTACTACTGGGGCTTGTACCGTTAAGAATTACACTGACTCTAAGGCTGGTAAAAAGGGTGAATTCCATCATGTAATCGGGTTTGCTGTTGTTGAGATTAAGGATGATAAAACATTCTTTGTTAGACAAGTATCCGCTGAAGACAATGGAGATTTCACTGACCTATATACAAGAGTTGAGTTCACTGGTGAGGAATTTAAGATAAAGTTCAACAACCCATTAGATAAGGCTGATTGGCTTGATGCTCACTTCTTAGATGAACCTATTAGTGTTGATGGTGAGTCAAGTATAAGTAATGTTGATGAGATTGAAGCGTGCATACTTGGTGATTTACACTGGGGACATCATGACCCAGAAGTTATTGAAGCAACTAACAAGTTACTTGATAGAGTTAAACCAGAACATGTAATACTTCATGATGTCTTCGATGGGTATTCTATTTCACATCACGAAATGAAGAATCCATTTGCGCAATATGGTAAGGAAGTTAGGGATGAGAATAACTTACAGAAGGAGGTTGATGAAATGCTTGAAGGTCTTGAGAATTTCGCAAAGTACCCTAATGTTGTGATTGTTAGAAGTAATCACGATGATTTCATTGATAGATGGCTTCAGAATGGTGATTGGAAGAAACAACCAACACCTAAAAACTCACCACTCTATATGGAATATTCAGCAATCTTATTAAGACAATATGCTGAAACACCAAGTGATATAAAGGGTGTTATACCAGAGGTCATTAATAGAAGATTCCCAAACTTCATTACACTTGGTAGGAGAGACTCTTATAAGGTATTAGGTTGGGAAGTAGGTCAACATGGAGATGTAGGTTCTAATGGTTCTAGAGGTAGTCTATTACAGTTTAGGAAACTTAATACCAAGATTATAGTTGGTCACTATCATAGTCCAGGGAGAAAGGACGGTGCCTTAGCAGTTGGAACGTCTACTAAGATGAGAGTTGGTTATAATATGGGTCCTAGTAGTTGGTTACAGTCACATGTTATTATACATAAGAATGGTAAAGCACAACATATAAATTTCATTAAAGATGGAAATGGTGTTGCACATTACACTACTTTAAAGTAACTAATCCACCACCAGAAAAATTAATAGATATTGATGTTGATGAAAATTTAAAATA